TGGATGAAGGTAGAAGAGTGGGAGAATGGAGACCCAAATCATCCACAAGTTAAGTACTGGACACACCCCGGTCACGATGGTGTAAAATCAAATCAAACACATCCAATGAACCACACAACTGGCAAGACATATGTGATGCAAGAAGAATTTAATTCTGATTACGCACCAGATTATACATCTAAAAAAGATGGGTCTATGACAGAAGGTGTGGCATCAAAAGGAGAAGTTAATCGAGATGGAGGATATGACTAATGCCTGAGACAGCAATGATTTGGAACGCAATATTAACGGTCGCCGGAGGATCATTGGTCTGGTGGATAAGGGGAGTATCTATGAAAATAGATAGTATCGAGAAGGAAGTCTACGATACACGCACCGAGATGGCAAAAGAATACGCTAGTAAAAAAGATTTACGTGTAAATATGGACGACTTTGCTAAAAGGTTTGATAAATTAGAAGAAAAGTTAGATACTATTCTTTTGAAAGTTAAAGTTAACGATTAGAAAAAGGAGAAACGTATGCCTAAAGTAGGTAAAAAAAAGTTCCCTTATACTGCCAAGGGGAAAGCAAAAGCAAAAGCTTATGCTAAGAAGACCGGCAAGAAAATGAAATCCAAAAAGTATTAGAAAGGAGAGACCATTATGCCAATGCGATCTACTTACAAAAAGTCCAAAAGTATGAAACAAAAAGGACAAGCTAAGAAGACTAGTGCAAAAGCTATGAAGTCTAATAAAGTTGGAATACGAACTAAAGCTCGTATGAAAGCTTCTAGACGTAAGAGTTTAGCTAGGTCTTAGTGCGATCACGAAAAAAAAGTGTCAGTCGTGTGGGAAACTATTATCCCTAGACAAGTTCTATCTTGAGATAAGAAAGAACGGACAAGAATATCATCGACCTTCGTGTGGTGTGTGTCTTACTAAACGCAGACGTTTACGATATTGCCGCACACCTGAAGGATATCTCCGTAGACTAGTCAGTCAACTTAAATCCCGGAGAAGAAATCAATTCATTAAAATAAATTTTAGCAGTGAAGATGTATTAGATTTGTATCATCAACAAGATGGTAGATGTGCAATTACTGGTGTGCGTATGACACACATTGCATCAACCGATGGTCTACGATCTTTCAACAGAAACCCACACAACATATCAATAGATAGAAAGAGGGGGACAAAGCCTTATGTTTTAGATAACATACAATTAGTGTGTAAAAGAATTAACTTAATGAAGCACACTATGACTGAAGGAGAGTTTAAATTATGGTGCAAAAGAGTGATACAACATCAAACATAATACCATATGTAACAGAGATACCTATGCCATTAGTAGAGGTGGCTCCTCAATCTGTATTATTTCACGTACCTTTGAAGAATGAGAAAGGTGAAACACATTGGTATGGTATACAACTATCACCCGAAGAGGCTATGCTTACGGGATCACATCTCATACAAGGTGCAGATATGGCTACTGATATGGAGTTAGATAGTTAAGGACAATACGTTGCAATAACCCTAAGACCTTCTAACTCACCATTATTTATATAATAGCCGTGGCTTGTAGGATCGCCTTTAATTTTTTCCCACGTATGTGTAGTGTTATTCTCTCTCCAATATTCAAAACTATCTAAACAACTCATATCTTTTTGATAGGGTACGGGATGATATAATAAACCCTTACTTGTTATTAGTATTACGATTAATGTTTTCATTTTTCATCTTTTCTCTTTTATCTTTGGTGTCAAAGAACCTCTGATTATTAAGTGTAGCAACAGACCTTTTGCTTTTTACAACTCTAGGATCATCACTATCTACGTATCCACGTAATAGAATACTTAATCCACTTTTGATTTGTTCTTTTTCTCCCACGTTATTTGTACCTCTCCACCTAATGCCTGAACTAGAGCCACAAAATTACCAAGCAAAGGTTCGTGTCTTCTCCAAGATCGTAAGGTGCTTTCAGATAGACCAGACTTCTTAGATATAGAGCACATAGTTACCCCACGTTTCTTAGCTTCTTCAAAGAACTGATCAACTAATCTTTTCCTCATAACTTTAACATACCTTTGATATTATCTTTGGCTCTACTCTCAACCCAACCTCTGTATCTCATTGTCTGAGATATGTCTTTATGTCCAAGCAGTGTCTGAATATCGCCGATATCTGCTCCACTCTTTGCCAATAACCAAGCAAATGTGTGGCGAAGATCGTGTACTCTGACGTGTCGGTGGACACCAATACCCTTTAAAATTGATCGCAAGTTTTTATTTAATATCGCCGAACTAACCTCATCAAATATAGAACCATAAGAATTACGTGATAATATTTCTTTCAATGGCTCGTAATAAATAGGTATAGACCTAGAGTTAGTCTTAAATTTCCCGGAAATGCAGGGACGTTTCACGAATATCGCCGAATTAGTCTTGTCATAATCAGAAAAATTAAGGCGAAAAAGTTCAGATAGACGCACACCCGTGAGTGTAAGTGTTGTATATATGTCACCAAAATGTTGTAATTTTGCAACAACTAATAGTTTCCTGACTTCTTCCTGATCTAAATGTTCGTCACGGGTGTCGTCTACACTTGGATTATAGATACGGGGTATCTGATATCCACGTGTACGATTTGCATAATTGATCACAGAATTGATAGTATTCTTATACCTTTTGAGTGTTGAGGGTGAGTGATGTTTGTAAATGTTCGTGAAGTGTTCGTTGATTGCAACGATGTCTACGTTATTCAAGCTCATACTTCTGAATGGAGCTAAGTTTTTTAGAGTTCTTAGCTCGGTAGGATTATGTTTACCCTGCATTACTTCGTCTACAATTTCACCGATGGTAGGATGTCTATCGAAATAAGTACCATCAGCGATCTCTTTTTCGATAGCTACTCGCATTTTCTCTGCTTCTTGTTTAAGTGTCAGAGGAAGTTTTGTCGTCTTTCTTATTCTCTTTCCCAAGAACGTCCCCATTATCCATAGGGTTTTGTTTCTTTTCTTTATTTTTAACATTAAATTCTCCGTTAGTTTCAAGTTCAGTTAAGTATTCATCTATTGGCATAGACACATCATCCGGCATATCAGAGATAGTTCTAAAAGTTCCATTAGAAAGTTGTACTAGGATTGTCCAATTTACACATTTAATATCCATATGTTACTCCTTGTTAGTTGTTGGTTTTTGTTTGACACCCATATCCTTTAGTGTCTCTATCACTTCCAGATAACCGGCACACTGCAATTTCATTTTGAAATGGTTTATCTTAAAGTGGTTTCCATTTTCTTGATACACACCGGTAGCAGTGCTATGTGGTTCGGTATTACCCACACACAATTCACCATTTACATTTACAACAATCGGTACATTTGTATGTGCTTTATCTAACTCCCACACATTTACCCACTCACCTACGAGTGCATACCCATTAGGTTTTGCATCATAGTCTACGTAAGTAATTGACTTCGCCCAACGTGTAGGTTTCTTACCTACCTTTTTTGTTGCGGTCACATATGTTGAGTGGTGGCTTTTATCTTTTGGTATTAATATGTAATCAATACCTTTTACTTGTGAGTATCTATCGACAATCACATTAGCAATTTTATCTAGTTCAGTGTTACCTATACCCTCAACTAGTTTCTTTATGGTAAGTGCTATATCCATTACAACCTCCTCAATAAATCGTCCACCTCAAACAAGTCCTTTAGATCAAACATATTTTGTAAGGTGTGTCGATATTCTGTGTAACAATCATCACACAAAAGTTTATTAAACTCATTGTTAGATGTAGTATCAGAATTACATTTACATTCTTGACATTTACTCATTATTTATTCTCCTTTTCATCGTCATTGTTAAGTTTATCTTTTAACCAAGTGTATGTTCGCTTGACTAATTTTTCTGTCCATTCGTCATTACCCATACACTTGTATAATCCAATGCAAAGTAATTGAGTATACCCAAGTTTCTTTACATCTTTATCTAAGTGGACACGTACCTCGTGCTTTCCATTAGGTTTCAACCAAATAAAACCTTGTCCATTTGAGATTGAGATAGTTTCTATCTGTGTCCTATCTTCTTTCTCGTCACGTTCAAGGTTCGTTTGGTCGTTCTTGGTCGCACGTTCTTTGGCTTGTTTCCAAGCTAGATATTGTTCATCAGCTTTTGTGAGTTTCTTTTTACTCACTTGGCTCTTTTGTTTTTGTAAGATAAATAATCATCATCACGTCTGTATTTCGTTTGTGATGTGATGAAAGTTTTGATTATTTTTCTTAGTTTGTTGGGTGCTTTACCGGTAGCATATATCATCTGTTTGCTTTCCAAGTAATCGCCCAAAGTTTTAACAACATCATCTACAATTTTATCTAGTTGCTTGTGATTAATCACTGCTTGTTCATCGACAATGTCATCAATCCATTTGTCCTCGACTACATAATCAAGGTCTGAATTGTCAAACTTGGTTGTCTCTCTGATAGACTTACGTCTGTCAAGGTGTTGTGGTATGTCAGTTAGATCATCATCAGCAAGTGTAGACTGCCAAGTTGGAACTTCATTAGGATGTAAATCCCAATAGTCTTGTTCAGCTTCTTTATCTCTATCTCTCTCCACATCGGGAAACAATGTAGAACGACTTGGTTCTACGTCAGATGTTGTGTCCCAAATACCACTTTGTCCGCTACTTATATCGAACAAGTTATCTTTTTTCTTTACACCAAGCTTTTCTAATTCGCCTTGTGCAATTTTATCTTCATAATTTTTAGTCATAGTGTCTCCAATTTAAGGTTAAAGTATAGGTTGGTTAGGGTTCTCAATATCTACAGACATACTTGGTAAACCATTGTAGTCCTTGATATCCATATCCAACCAAGCGGTTGAGTTTTCACTCACTCCAATTTGTGTTCTAATTTCTACATCGTTGTGTAACATATGAAATAGAACCGGCAATCTAGCATCTGAAATACGTTTGTATTCGTGTCTTTCAACAGACCTATTTTTCTTGAGCCTAATTGCTTTTTCGTTTAGAGCAATGAACTGCTCCTTGGAAAGGTAAGTTATATTATTTGGCATTATGTTCTCCTTGTTAATGTTAAGTATAATATCCGACAATGTCGTTGGTCTTCATAACAACATTCTCATTCTGTCTCATAAGTAAGACAATATCATAGTTGTCAAACTTATGCAATGGAAATTCTATCATCGTTACTCCGTCAATAGAATTCGTGTTATTTGCAGTGTTATTGTCCAAATCCCACGTTTGGTTTGTTACAATAGTCATTGCAAAATCTGGCTCATTTTCTGCCTTATTTAATAGGTGTTCTTCAAGGGCATAAATGAGGGGGTATTTTTTAGGGTCTTTCATATAGGTACTCCTTTAAAAGCTTTTGCACTTTCGTGCGGTTATTATTACGAGTTCGTTTGGTCTTGAGAAACTTAGCGAACCCAATCCAAAATTCATATCCACTATGCGGTCGCATCGCAAACCACCAACTTGGAATACGAATAGTAGGTCGTGATGATTTCTTCATACTGCAATCACATCTCTGTTATCTACTGCGAAACGATTACCCAATATAAGCTTGGCTACTTGATCAAGTACATTCTTGGATAGATCACTTACATCATTGATACAAACGTGTTTGTCAAAGAAGTGTCTAGGTGCAGACGTACAGATACCAATACCAACCATATTGATACCCTTGTTTTGCATATCTACAACTGCTTGTCTTGTCATCTTATCCATTACATCTCTTCGATACATAGACGACCAAGCAGGATATCCGTCAGCAAGAACCAACATAATCTTGTTAGTCTCACGTCTTTTGAGTAGACGTTCACCGGCATATCTAATTGCATCTGCATCTGCATTTGAATTGTCACTAGCAGTTGGAATGAAACCCATATTGTGAGTACATTGCCTTAGTTCTTTATTGAATGGCTTGAACAATGGCATATTGATTGCACACTCACGTGAGTATCTATTACCTCTCTGTCTACTTGCTCTGAACTCTTTCCAAACACTGCCTTTGAAATGCATAGTCGTATGACCAATAACTTCGTAAGGAATGTGTCCGGCACTCAAACATTCAGATAGACAGATCGCACTCTCTCCGGCAACTTTCATTGGATAACCTGACATACTACCTGAACAATCAATTAGTAACATCACTGCGGTATCAACATCATCGCCTTGCACACGTTGTCTACGTATCTGTTGTGATCCACTTACAATGTGGAAACCACGATTACGTACGTTCAATCTGCCACGTGTGCCACTTTCCCAATCACTATCTACTTTGGTAATCAATGCTTTCTCAAGCTTACGTTTCATCGTTGCAATACGACTACCCATACGTTTCTTGATGTCATTGTACTCAGCACGATAATGATGTCTGTTCGTGTGGTCTTGTGTTTGTTTAGGTTCCTCGATCGTGTCACTCTCAGTTGAAAACACTTGATCAATACGTACACCACTTCTTGTTTTCTTCTTCTTAGTATTGTTGATGTGATGTATTACTTGATTGAGGTTTGGATCGTAAGGCACTGGCTCACCTTGCAATGTAGTATCATACGTACTATCACTTGCTCCGTGTGCTTTCTCCGTAGACAAGTCTTGTTTCAAACCCTCGGTGTTTTCCTTCGGTGCTTTACCTTCGCTGTCAACAGCACCAGAACCAGAGTTGTTACTATCCGTAGACGAGCCGTCACCCTTACCTTTCTCTTTGCCATTGGGTTCCGGGGCAAACTCAGTAGGCGGTTGTTCTTTAGCAAGTTCCTTAGACACTCGTTCTGCAAGATCAAGTACTTGTTTGTGACCGGCATAAGCAACCTTTTGATTTACTCGACCAACACCCTCAACTCCGTGTGGGATAGCCAAGCATACATCTGCAATCTTACTCGCCCTCTCTTGTATCTCAGGCGATAGATTATCAAATGCTTGTTTGATTGCTTTACTTGGATACCCAAGCTTGTGTCTACCAATCCACGTAACTGCAACCGGTAGAACTTTCCAAGGGTCTTTACATATGTCAGGCTCTTTGTCTGCAATCTTTTTGAACTCTCTGCAAACTTGCTCTGCGGTCTTATCAACTGACCTTGCAATACCATTGTAAAGTATACGTCCACCATTCTCGATACGTACATCTTCAAGACCTTGTGCCATTGACTTGGTAAACTCAAGATTTTTCTGTGTCATATCGTGCATCCAAGCTTGACCTACATCAAAGTCTGTAAGTAACTTGTGAAGTGTTTCGTGATTAGCATAGCCACGACCAACCTCGACTTGTCGATGTGTCATCATCTTGTCCAAGTCTTGTTGTGGTAGAAATACCTCGTGACCATTCGTCTTCGCTTGATCACCGGCAAAGATCACATTGGTGTCGAAGTCACTTGAGATTGTACGAACGGCAGTTTTTGTACCCTCTTGAAAGTCACGACCGGTAATGTAATCTCTATCCAAATCCGGATCATCCGGTGGTAGATAGAATGTATCTTTGTTCATCGTCATATTAATAGTCCTTTCTATTGGTTATAATTGAATTTACAATCTGCAAAACATCTTGTTGCCAATTCAACAAGTCTTTGTCTGTTGTCTTGTGGAGACCTAGAGATGATTGCAGTATCCATAGCAAACTCAATCGCTTGTGTCTTCGTAGACAAGATTGTACTGAAGTGTGCAAAGTATTCAGCAAATGCCATTGTATCTCTAGGAGATACCGGAACAGATGTCTCTGCACTTGTGAATGCCTTACGTGCCAACTTAGCAAACTCTGTAAGGTTCTTCACTACATCTGTTGGTGTGCTATACTTCTTGGTTAGAAGTTGTGTTTCTTCCTCTTGAGATATGTAATCAACCTCGATGAACATAGGAAATCTGTTCAACAAAGCACCATTCATAGGTCGAACACCTGCGTAGACACCGGTCTCATCACCTTGACCACGTGAGTTAGCAGTAGCTACAAACCTAAACAATGGATGTGGTTTGACCAATCGTCCGCCGTCTTCTGTAAGCAATAGACCTTTACCCTCTGTTGCTCTTTGGATTGCGAACAATATGTCTGGCTTACCGGCATCAATCTCATCCAATACAAGGAAGCAAGGTTGTACCATTGCACGAGGAAGTATACCCTCTTCAAACTTCGTAATGGTTGTACCATTTTCTTGCACAAGATTTGTCTGACCGGTCAAGTCTGCTCTCTCAAGTTGACTATCCAAGTTCAAAGGGAACAATGGAAAACCAATACGTGATGCGACTTGTTCAGGTAGAGTTGTCTTACCCGTACCCGTATGTCCGTGACACCATACGTTCTTGTTGAGTATGAAAGCAGATAAGAACTTGATCAAATGTGTTGCTCTAAATTGATAGTTCTCGTCTACATCAGGACACATAGGATGCTTCACAACATTACCTTTATCATCTTCCCAAACCAAAGTTGGTATATCGAACTTCAGTTGTGCGATAGCCTTACCGGTCTTTGGGTTCTTGAAGATGTCTGATGCTTTCCTCATCTCGACTTTGTACTTGAGTTTCGTTCCGTCTACCTCGTGATCACCAGACAACGCAGTGGGTACAAGTGTTGCCTTGGTCTTGAGTGTACGTACCTCATTCTCAAGTTCTTTTGATTTCTCAACCAAGTCATCGTAATCATTTGACTTCTTGAGCATTGCATTGACATCAAACTTTGTGTCGTGTGTTTGACCCAGTGCATTGATACCAGTTGCAATAGCGGTTGGTATCTGTTGTATCACAGATGAAGTTGTAGTAGATGTACTAGCATTTTCATTTGATTGCTTGAGTACAATCTCGTCTACTTGTTCATCTGTACAATCATTGACAAAGAGCGATACTGAACTGCTCACTGCAACGACTTGTTCTGCTTTGAGATTGTCTGATTGTTCGATCTGTTTGTAGATACGTTCGAACTCAGGCTTCCCAATAGACTTCAATGCCATAGAGGGTGATAAAATCCCATTATCTATGTCATCTTTTCTAAGTTCACAAGCAAGGGCAATGACCTTGTCTGTGGTTTTATTTACATCAAAACTATCCATAGTTACTCCTTTCGTAGGTTTGATTGTAGTTGTTTTATCGAATGGATCGTGTGTCCACACGTGTTTCCATTCTAAGGGTTTAAGGTCAAAACACCTCTTGTAATAAGGTGTCTGTTCAACAATCGTAATTAGTTCAGTAATTGTTGAGTACCTTGTATATGGAAGAAGCACTTGTAATTTGGTTGCTTCTTGACACCAACTGCACTTAATCCATTTAGCACCGGTTGATATATTTGTGTCGGCATTTGTGACAAGATTGTCTATCGCAAATTGCAATGTATGTTCTTGCTCGTCATCGATATTAGGACGATCGTGTGTTATTTGCATAGCGGATCGAATAATACTTATGAACATATTATCCAACTCGTTAAGAGTAAGCTTGTCCAAGTGCTTGGAAAAGGTCGTCTTGTCGTGACCCCACCCAAGTCTCTTGCTTGGTGCATTATTAAATACATAAGCAAAGAGTTTACGTAGTACACTTTTCTTGTTGGTTCTGTCAGTAGATAAAACTGAAATCAATTTATCGTATAAGTTATCTGACATAAAACCTCCTTTCATCGTTAAGTTAATATTAAGTCAAAGTCAAAAACTTTAACTGCTTACATTATTACTCTTTATTCTCTTTAGAGAATGACAGAGTTTTCTTATTCTCAGTGAAGTTGATTTGTCTATCACTTGGAACAAGAATTTTGATGTGGATGAAACCGCCTTGCATAGACGATATCGTATAGTCTGCGGGACAAGTTTTTATCCACTCCAAAGTCCCTTGGATGTTATCGATTTGGAAGTTAATCATCAGTAATTACCTCCTCACCCAAAAGTTCTGCTTGTTTGTAATTATCCTCTTCCAAAGATAATTTTCCGTCAATGCTAAGACCACCCTCTTTTATGAGAAGTTGTTTAGCATCTTCCACACTATTTGCAGAGATAGTATAGATGTATTCACAAGGAACACTGAACGTGTATTTGTTAGCCATTATTCATCTCCTTATGACAAGTAAAATGTTTCGATATTCTCAATCTTATCTTCGAGATAATCGATTACATTAGGTTTGTTTTCGTACTCATTGATCAGAAGCTTGTGTCCACAAGGGAACTTCTCATCATCTTCTTCATCCCACATTGTAGATTCTTCATCGTCTTTACTGACAACTTGCCAATCTTCAATGCTCTCAAGGTTTAGAAATGCACATTCTTTTTTGTACTTGTTGATGAAGTCTATGAAATCATCTTCAGACTTAATCACGTATGTGTTTCCGTCCCTATCGCCACTTGGTTTGTTATTATTCAACATCTTGTTGATGTTCAATCGTTGTACCATTGTACCTCCATTGTTGCTTTTGTTTATATGAAAGAAACGTGTCGCATTTGACCGCTATAAGTTTCTCAGGTTTATCCTCGTATAGCTCGAAGAGTTTCTCCACGATAGGCTCACATTCTGTGTGAACATTCGTAAGCCTTTTTTCGTGTAGAATATTGTTGATCTCAATCCAAAACGTAATGATGAATGGTTCAATCATTTCTTACGCATTGGTTTGATGTTGTTAATTTTTACGAAGTTTTGCCAAGTCTCAGTATCGCCAAGCTTGGGTTTTTTGGGTTCGTCTTCGTCAGGTTCGTTGTGAAATCTTACGACAAGTTGAATACCACATTCGTCTGAGTATAAGACCTCGATTTTGTGGGTTGGACAATTGTTTACCCAATCCGCTATTTCTGTATCGTGTATGTCATACATATACGTTCTCCTTAATATTAATGTTAATGTTAATGTTTACGTTAAAAAATAATCGCTAGTCCTACGTATAGAACTAAGGGAATTAAAACTAATTCTACAAATCCCATATCTAACCTCCTTTCTTGTGTTGGTTTGCTTGTTTTTCTGATAAGTATTTATCAAAAATCTTGTGTATCGTTTTGTAATCATTGGTTGTAAGTACTGAGTTTGTCATATCATCCAAGAATTTATCAAATATATCTAAGTGTTTATCTGACATCATTTCCACGTACCTTGGGAAATCTTGTTATCTTGGAATAGACATTCATTTGTGATCCACGTGCCGTCTGCGAAGTATGTAACCTCTCCACATCCCGCTAACCATTCAAGTATTACCATTGCAAGTAAAAGTCCTATGGCTCCGCAAATGATACAACCCAAGATCAGATCAATGGTTTTGCTAAAGTAAATTTTCTGCGGTGGGTTCACATCCCAATCATACTCTTGTATTGGGTCTTTTTGTTTGAGAAGTCCAAGTTTGTATACATCGTGACTATCTCCATTTTCGTCTTTGACACGATCAACCCAATGGTTGTGCATATCACCAGACTTATCGACCTTGATGCGAGGTATACCATTTTCATCTGTGATAAATCCCTCGATCGTATAAGGTGTTTTTTTCTTAGTCATATTTGCTCCTTGTTAAGGTTTGTATTAATGTACCACATATGAGACAGATGTCTACCTAATATGTGATTGGTTGTGAATGGATTGATTTGGTTCTGACAAGTTCATACGTATCGCTGTCAAGTAAAGCGATTAAACTTTCTAATTCAGATCGCAAATCAGT